TTTTACGCCCGCTGCTGCTGGTATCGCAAGAACCTTGAGGCTGGCAGGATCTTTTACGGGAAGAATAAGAATAATGGATAAAAAAATCTCCGAACCATACGGAACGGGGGAAAGAGGAGAAAAAATAATGAGTATTGAGCAAAATATTGATACTGCAAAAAAAATAGCTGATTTGGGTGACAAACTTCTAAATATGATCGATATAAAAAACATTTTTCCGTCGTTAAAAGCAAGGCAAGTATTTATAAGTGAGATTGAAAAAAACGATGAACTATCAACGGCTCAGAAAATGGCTTTACTGTATCATTTTAACGATGTATCTAAAAGAGTGAAAAATTTTTATTCAGTATTGGAGCTTACCGAAATAATGCTAAACGCCAAAGGTGTCTCATTAGAAACTGCGAAGATTGACACTGATAGCGAATGGTTCAATATGTTTAGTGACATAGCTAAAAATGTATCCGATGAAGAAATGCAGCATATTTGGGCAAAAATACTCGCAAGCAAATGTGAAGACAAGAAATCAGTTGATAAAAAACTTCTTTCCATTCTTCAGATAATGGAGCCCGAAGATGCTGAAATTTTTTCGCGTATTTGTGCAAATTCGGTTTTTGTTATTGATGGTGAGGACATTACCCCTGAATTTATTTACCCGAGCGATAATAATATCAATGCTATTTTCCCCGAAGTAGAAGGTATAGATATGAACGGAGTCTATGAAAGCGAGTATTTAAACTGTAAGACATTTACTCAGATGCAGAGTTTAGGCTTAATAAAATATCACACAGGTTTGTCAGGATTTTACTTGAATGTCGATAATAATAAAAGCATCATCATTGACTATTATGGAAAAAGAGTTCAAATATGTTCTCAATCTCCTAAAATGGTTTGTTTAGGCATCGTCGAACTTACCAGATGTGGGAAGCAATTAGTAAAAATATTATATGAAGGTCAAAAAGAAAACAAGAATTTAAAACTTATGGATAAGATAATAGAATACTACCAGAAGCAAAATCTTAAAGTCAATTAAATATAAAAAACTACTTTTTTCAATCATTATATTTTATTATTACATATCAAGAGATGAATAAAAAAGTCCCCGCTCAGTGCGCCAACACCGAACGGGGAAATGGATATGTATAAAATACACTCCATATCAACTGTATTTTAACATATCCTTCCACAAAAGTCAAGCCGCTCCCATTGCAGTTTATGGGGACGGCTTTGCAGTCAACTGCATTTTTAAGGAGGATAAGGTTATGAAAAGAACATCATCAGCGTATTGGGAAGAAAAGCGAAACCGCTGGCGCATAGACGTGCAAAAGAACGGCATACGCAAGACCTTTTACAGCTCCGTCCCGGGCCGAAACGGCAAAAGAGAGTGCCACGAAAAAGCCGATGCCTGGCTTGACGACGGAATTATTGACAGCAGGAAAAAGGTCAGGGATATGGCAGAACTGTACATTGATAACCTGAAATGCACTACATCAAAGAGCCATTGGCGCCAGTACGACAGCCACATGAGAAATTACATAGTGCAGTATATAGGAAATGTCAGAATGGAAGATCTTAATGAGCAGCATTTACAGACGGTCTTAAATAAGGCATTTGCTCACGGGCTTTCCAAGAAGTCGTTGTGCAATATACGTGCCTGCGAACAAAATTTCATAAAGTTCTGCCGAAAATCGAAATCCACAACGTTGATGTGTGGAGATCTGATTATTCCACGGAGAGCATCAGCCTCCCAAAAGTCTATTCTCCAGCCAGATGATATTCGCAAGCTGTTCAGCTGCAACACTACGTTATCGTATAACAAGGAGGTAAATGAGCCATTTGTAAACGCATGGCGTTTCGAGGTCCTTACCGGGCTCAGGCCCGGGGAAATTTTAGGATTACAGCAGTCCGATATATTTCGCAGCACGATCCACATACAGCGATCCGTAAACATATACGGAGAAATCACATCGGGAAAAAATGATAATGCACGCAGAAGCTTTGAATTATCTCCCATGGCGGTAAAGGTGTTACAACAGCAGTTGGATTATCTGAAATCGGAATTTATCAAAACACCATGGGTATTTTGCGGAGCTGACGGAAAGCCTCCCAGAGAAGAGTATTATGCAAGACGGCTCAAACGCTTTTGTGAGTATAATGGCATCACCCCAATATCTCCTTACGAGCTGAGGCATACCTTTGTTTCCATAACTAAAGAGCTTAACCTCGGAACGCTGCAAACCATTGTCGGACATTCGGCAGATATGGATACTCTCGGAGTATATGGCCACACAGTCAATGGTGAGCTTAAGCTTGCAGCTCAAAACATTGAAAATCTCTTCAATGATATTATAGATAACGATGATAAAAAGACAGATGCAGTATAACCAAAGCCCGCAATTTTGCCCGCACTTTTTCCATTTAATTCTGAATTGAGTTTATTCTACGTAGAACATAAACAGCTGACAAATGGCTATAATTCGTCATTTGAAAAAATTCAAATAAAATGCCAAAGCGTTTGTGTGTGGGTTCAAGTCCCATCTCTCGCACCAAACACCGTTCAGATTCTGAGCGGTGTTTTTTTGTGCTTACAAGGCAAAAGCGGTTCGGATATCCGAGCCGCTTTTTCGTTTGTATGATGCCGTCAAGCGGCTTCAATGCGTCGTTTGACGGAGGTATGCAGGTTATGCCCGAGGGGCTTTTTGTCAAATGGAAATGAGATGCAGAGGACAGTGTCCCACCGATATTCGGGGCTGTCCGTTCCCGAATGCGGCTGTAAGAATGGGACTTTTTAGGTAAGTCAAAAAGAGGTTCGGAGATATACAAAAGAGGTTAGATGAAAGGTAAACGCCTGCATCTCATTACTAAAATTATATCACGGCGCTTATAGATTGTCAAGTGATTTTATAATTTACAAACATCATTTCTTAAAAAAGTTCTCTGCATTTTGGTACAAAATCGGGCAAAAACACGCACTTTTTGAATACAGGTCTCATTTTGTCAATTAGATGTGTTAATGCGCAAAAGTGTAATAAGCATGGAGAAAGTTTTAATTTTTTTGGTAAAATCTATTGCATTTTCGGCGAAATTATGTTATACTTCAAGTGTGTGATGTGTGTAATTTCAGAATATTTTATGGCATTTATTTTGAAAGGAGAAATATTTTTGAAAAAGCAGGATTTTAAAAGACAGCTTGCTGCGATAATGGCACTGGCTGTCACATTTTCATCTGTCCCCCCTGTATGGGCGGACGAGATCTCTTTCATTACAGATGACGACATAACCCTTAACTCTATAAGCACTATCGGCATGGAGACCAATGCTTACGATCTGCTCAGTGATCCTGTCAGCGACTGCCCCTTTATTATCACAGGCTCTGCTGATTCTGCTGTGCCTCTTGAGCATTACTATGCTCTGGGCAGTGAAGCAGTCGGCAGCCAGAAGCTGGTGTTCTATGTTAACTCCAACGGTGCTGAGGACTTTAAAATAACAAGCGTGACCTACAATGAGGCCGATGCCACCAGCAAGCTTTATGGTCTTATAAAGCTGGAAGAGGTAAACGGTGTGAGCAAGTACGCTTATGACGTTGACTGCTGGGGCACTGCTGTGATAACCGTAAATGCAACTGTAGGCGACGTTGCGTATTCACAGAGCTTTACTTTTACTTCCGCAGCAGCGTATCTGATACCCAAAATATATACGAACAGCATATCTATACCTTTCGGCACTACAGCTGATAACATCGGCACTGTTATCGACGAAAACGAACTTGTACAGGTAGGCTTTAACAGCAAGTATCAGAGCGATATTACCGTTGGCTCTGAGATAGTAAAGGGCAGCGAAGACGACTTCCCTGTGCCTATGCACGGCATATACTACACCTTAGATGCCAAGATATCCGACACTGACCCTTATTCCGTTGATGTCAGTATAGTGCCTACAGAAGAAGGCGCTCTCTGCTACTGCTTTGATACCGAAAATACTTCTGCGACAATCCCATTTGATGTGGAATCCCCCATATTCAAGGACGCTCCCGAGGAGCTGGTAGTCCCCGTTTTCAAGAGGGACACCGAATCGCTTTACGAGAGAGCCAACGAAAGAGCAGGCAGCGCAGCCATACTCAGCAACAAATTCGGCATTTACAACGGTGACACCTACATAACAAGCAGCAGGGCACACACCCTGAACAGATACGACAAAACCTACAGTGAGATCCTTGCCACAAGGGATTATGTTCACGCATATGGCATCAA